CGATATGTGCTAGACAAACGGAAAAAAAAACACCCGCCAATTTGAGCGTGCTAGGCAGAGGCTTGGCGGGTTTGCTGAGGTGATTATATCACAACCGGCAAAGTTACAAAACGTAGATACTTAGCGACAAGTATAGAGGATTCGTAACAATGGCACAGAATGAAAAGCCTAAGACGCCGCCGAAGAAAGAAACAAGGCAACCTGTTGACGTACCGGGTGCAAGTTGTTTAGGCGTTGTGTGTTTTGCTTTTGTAGCACTTGCGGTATTAGTAAGGATTTGGGCATGACACAAAACGTAACAAGCGTAACGACAAACGACGTACAAAAGACACCGCCAAGTAGCGCACCTTATCTTAGCGACGGCGTGTACCGCCCTATCCATGACGGCGCTATTCGATATCAGCCCACACCCGCAGACGGTGACGACATGACATGGCGCGAAGGCTACGACAACGCACCGCTGACGTATGCCGCACTCGTGGCGCTCGTGTACCGGCTGCAAAACGAAATGCACGGATTAGCGGCGCAGGTGGTGGAGTTGCGCGAACGGTTGGAACAGTGGGAAGGCGATAGCTAGACGATGGCAAAACAAATCAAGACAGTATCGGACCTGATACCCGACCACGCCAACGCCAACAAAGGCACCGAACGCGGGCGCTATGCGGTTGAGGCGTCATTGCGTGAAACGGGCGCGGGACGTTCGATTGTCGTGGATAAGAACGGCAAGATTATAGCCGGTAACAAGACGCTTGAATCATGGGCAGACATTAGCGGCGAAATTGAGATTGTACGCACTGATGGCAAAAAGTTGGTTGTCGTTCAGCGCGAAGATTTGGACCTTGACGACGTGGAAGGACTCGCCCGTAAACTTGCCTACTACGACAACCGCGCCGGGCAACTTGGTTTGGAGTGGGATGCCGAACAACTGTTTAGCGATTTGAATGCAGGCGTTGATTTGTCGGGTATGTTCTTTGACCACGAACTGAACAATATTCTAGGGCATCTCGATATTGTTGATGACCCGTTGGCGGAGTGGAAAGGAATGCCGGAGTTTGAGCAGGAATCAATAAGCGACAACAAAATAACCGTGTATTTTGCCGACGACGTTGGACGGCAAAATCTATCTGCTTTGCTTGGACAAGCAATTACAAGTGAAACCAAATACATTTGGTTCCCAGAAGCGGCAAAACCTGTCCGACAAGATGCAAACTTGCTAAAGGTGGAAAGTGAATCCTAGGTATCCCGTTTATGTAATTTCCAAAGGCCGATGGGAATCGCGCTTGACGGTCAAGGCGTTGACAGAGCGCAACATACCGCATAGGGTGGTTATTGAACCGCAAGAGTACGACCAATATGCGGCTGTAATGCCAAAGGAAAATTTATTGATTTTGCCATTTAGCAATTTGGGGCAAGGTTCAATTCCTGCGCGTAATTGGGTTTGGGAGCATTCTGTAAGTGAAGGACATAATCGGCATTGGATTTTGGATGACAATATTTTAAGATTTCATCGACTGCATAAAAACAAAAAGTATGCAACGACAAATGGTGCAACGTTTTTGGCTATTGAAGATTGGGCCGATAGATATCTGAACGTAGCTTTGGCGGGTATGCAGTACGAGTTATTTGCACCTGCCAAGCAAAAAGCACCACCTATTATCTTTAACACCAGAATCTATTCTTGTATCCTTGTTCAAAACAACATCCCTTACAGGTGGCGCGGTAGGTACAATGAAGACACCGATTTATCATTGCGAATTTTGAAAGATGGTTGGGTTACTGCTTTGTTTAAAGCTTTTTTGGCTAAAAAAATGCAAACAATGGTAATGAAGGGCGGCAATACCGACGAGTTGTACAAGCAAACAAATAACCGGCTTGAATTTGCTCAGTCTCTACAAAGACAACATCCTGACGTTGTAAAAGTGGTTCAAAAGTGGGGCCGCTGGCATCACGAAGTAGACTATAGCCCATTCAAAAACAACAAACTGATACGCAAACCGGGCGTAGAAATACCGGATGAACCTAACGAATACGGCATGAAACTTGTCAAACTAGATTGATTTTGTCCAATATTCCAAATGGCTAACCGTGAACAGTACACAGCGCAGCAATTTATAGACGCCATTAAAGATAGTGCAGGCATTATCTCGACTATTGCCGCGCGTGTTGGGTGTGATTGGTGGACTGCTGACAGGTACATCAAAAAGTATTCAACTGTTCAAGCGGCTTATGATGCTGAGGTGGAAAAAGGACTAGACATTGCCGAATCGGTTGTGCTTGGTAACATTCGAGCGGCATCAAAACAACAGAGGGATACAATGTACGGCGCTATTGTAGACAGCGCAGACGCCAAATGGTACTTGTCGCGCAAAGGCAAGCGGCGCGGCTACGTGGAGCGCAGCGAAGTTACCGGCGCAGATGGTGCGCCGCTTGTTATCGAATACGTGAACGATTGGCGCAATGCCGAACAAGATTAGACTACCGTATCCGCATCCTGGGCAGCAGGCAGTCAGGCGACAGGCAAAGCGATTCAATATTTTATCGGCAGGCCGTAGGTGGAGAAAGACAACGCTTGCTATGGCGATATGTGTGGAGGCGGCTGTAAAAGGTGGAACGTACATATGGGGCGCTCCGACGTTTGACCAAGTGCGTATTTCATTCAAAGAGGCGCAACGTGCAGCCGGTAATGTGGCAGACTTCAACCTTAGCCGAATGACGGTGCAGTTTCCAAGTGCAGGTGAAATTGTCTTTCGTTCGCTTGACAATCCAGACAACGCCCGCGGTTATACGGCTGATGGCGTAGTGATTGACGAAAGCGGCGTTGTCAAGTCTGAGGCGTGGTATGAGGTATTGCGTCCGATGCTAATTGACACAAACGGTTGGGCTTGGCTGATAGGTACACCGAAGGGGCGCAACTGGTTTTGGACTGAGTTTCAGAAGGCGCACGACCACGATGATTACGCGGCTTGGCAAGTGCCAACGTTGGGCGTGGCAATGCAGGATGGGCAGTTAGTACGCAGACCGCACCCATTGGAGAATCCAGAAGTACCGTTTACCGAGATTGAACAGTTGCAACGGACGCTATCCGAACGTGTGTTTGAACAGGAAATATTAGCGCAATTTGTGGAACTGAGCGGCGGCGTTTTCCGACGTGTTACCGACGCAGCCACGGCAACGCTACAGGACAAAGCGCAAGACGGACACGAATATATCTGCGGAGTTGACTGGGGGAAGTTGGCGGATTTTTCTGTCTTCACCGTCATTGACACGACAACGAATGAAGTCGTCTACGTGGATAGGTTCAACCAAATTGACTACGCCGTACAGTTGCAACGTCTACGCGCCGTCAATGACAGGTTTCAGCCGTATAGCATCATTGTCGAGCGCAACAGCATCGGCGAACCGTTGATAGAACAACTGTACCGTTTGGGTTTGCCTGTTCAGCCGTTTCAGACAACGAACGCCACAAAGACACAGGCGATTGACTCATTAGCACTATCGTTTGAACGTGGCGAGATACGCATACCCAACGACGCCGTATTGATTGCTGAGTTGCAAGCGTATGAGATGGAAAGACTACCGTCGGGGCTAATGCGATATAGCGCACCGGCAGGGATGCACGATGATACGGTAATGTCCCTAGCGTTGGCGTGGCAGGGACGCGGCGAATCAGGCAATCTATTACTATTTGGCGGGTAAAAAATGACGATAAAACACGTAGCATTCGACGGCAAAAGTAACTTTTTCCTGGACCAATATCCTGAGTCGGCTTGGGTGCAACTGTCACCGACAACAAGCGACATGGCCGACAGTCGCTCTGCTACGCAAGCGGCTACGAACTATTACCAGTCGGTAGCGTTCCTGTTTCGCTGTGTGCAGATTCGACAAGCGGCATTGCTCAACGTGCCGTGGGCAGTGGTGCGCAATGATAAAGACATCTGGACGAGCGAAGATTCAAAGCCGCCGGCGGATTTCGCATTTATGGCAAACTTTCGCCGTCTGCTACGCAACACGGAAGCGGCGCTGTGTTTGGCACCGGAAGCGTTTTGGTTCAGGGAGCGGAACAGGGCGCGCACGTTGTCGCTCAAATGGCACGCACCGTCGAGCGTGATGCCACAGTATAGCGAATCGGAAGGCTTGACCGGCTTCAAGCGCATCCTAGGCGGTGGCAAAGAACGAACGTTTGAAAAAGACGATTACATCTATTTTGCCTTGCCCAACCCGATGCACGAAACAATCCCAGGCAGGCCACCGGCACAAGCGGCGATGGCGGCGGCGGGTGTGCTCTACAATGTGGACGCATTCGCAAGCGCATTTTTTAGCCGTGGCGCAATCAAGGCAACGTTGTTGACGGTCGAAGGCAATCCGCAAAACAGCGAGATGCTAAAGCTTGAGTCGTGGTGGAAGCGTTTTTTCTCCGGCGTCAAAAGCGCGTGGGAGACGGCAGCGGTTCGAGCAGGCGTCAAGCCGGTAATCATCGGCGAAGGTATGGAGTCGCTCAATCAATCGACATTGACACGAGAGCGCAAAGAAGACATCGCCACGGCGCTAGGCATTCCGCACAGCATCGTTATGTCAGACGCCGCAAATCGTAGCGTAGCTGAGACGGATGATTTGCATTTTTACGATAAGACCATCATCCCCGAAATGGAGTTTTTGGCCGAAACGTTGAATGATCAACTGTTCGCGCCACTTGGCTATGAGTTCGTATTGCGTCCGCAGTCGATGACTGTGTTTCAAGAAAATGAAGAACAGCGCAGTATGTCGCTCTTGCATTACACGCAGGCCGGATTCCCTGCCCACATTGCGGCGGAGATTCTCGGCATTGATTTGCCGTCGGGTATGGATTACGCGGAACTGGCCGAGTTGATTAGTGGACAACAGGCGCAACGTGATGCTGTGGCCATGTCTGCGATGCAAGCACGCCAAGCGCAAACGCCACGAACGGTAGAAGCGCCTGAGACCGTACAAGAGACGCAACAGGGCACGCCACCGGCTGAATCGCAGTCGAATACCAGAACGGTACGACTTGACGAAATACGGCGTTTTAAGGCGTGGGCAAAGAAACGCAACAACCCGGACCCGTCAAAGTTTCGTAGCGACATCCTGAGCGAAGATGAGAAGCGCGCAATCTTAGCCGACGAGGTGAGCGCAGACGCCGGTTTTTTTACGGTAGTGTTGCCGAGCGTGTGGAGTGGGGACAATATCCCTGATGCGGCGGAGAGTGTCGCGGCGTGGAAAGCCGTGTTGCAGCTTGACGAAGACGACGATGAGGCCGAACGGCGCGCACGGGAAGCTATCGAACGGGCAGCGGCGGAAGAACTCGCAGCAGCGCTTGAAAGACAACGTAGAGCACTTCTACCTAGCAACGTGACGCCAACGAGCGCTACGGACGTTGTGGGCCGTGTGGAGGCAACCAGCGGCACGGTGCGAGACGCATTGCGGCGCATGTTGGTACAGTCGGCGGATTTGGGCGTGAGCGTGGCAATTGCGCAATTTGAAACTATCGGTTTTGGTTTTGACTGGACGTTGGTAAACACCGATGCGCGAGACTGGGCAAACCGTTACACCGGCGAACTGATTACGATGATTAACGACACCACGCGCCGACAGGTACAGCAGGCGGTGGTACAGTGGATTGAAAACGGCGATCCATTGTCTGCCCTGATTCGTGAACTTGCGCCTACGTTTGGGCGTGACCGTGCGGGGCTGATTGCATCAACGGAAGTGACACGGGCATACGCTGAAGCGAATTTGTTAGCATATCGGCAAAGCGGTGTAGTGTCACAAGTGCAGTGGATGACATCGAACGATGAACGAGTATGCCCGATATGCGCGCCGCTGGGCGGTTTGACGTTTGGAGATAGCAGATCGGAACCGGCGAGCATTGATGACCAAAACAGGCGCGGCGTACTTGCATCATTAGCGGGGGGATTCATCCACCCTGGTGGCAATGGAGCGGCTGCAAGATTTGCAGGTGGCAATTATCGCATTCCCCCAGCGCATCCACGGTGCCGATGTTGGATTGTACCTGTCATTGACGAACCAGAAGCGCAAAGAGTCGTTGTAAACGCTCCCGGACAGTTTGCCGATTTGAGAGAAGCCGAATTGTGGGCTTCACAAAATTACCCCGGCATCACATGGGATTTTGAAGGAGCGCACATCGATACAATCAATCCAACACTAAAGCAGTTTGATAGCCTTTCAAAACAATATCCCAAAGTTACGGAAAGGTTGCGTTATGTAGGTACTTATCGAGGAAAAACACCAATAATCGAATCAAATTTTTCGGGTGATAGTAGTTCACACATTGCCCATGCCTACAGCAACGGCAAACAAATTGGCTTGAATCCAGAGTATTACGGCAACCCCGACAGGTTTAGAGAAACATTAAGCTATAGCAAAAAATCACAGTGGACAGACGCCGATCACAGCATCGAATCGATTATGTCTCACGAGTACGGGCATTTGGTAGATTCGTGGTTGTCAAACTCGGTTAAAGAGGCGTGGACTGACTTTGTCAGTCTTTCGGGTTTTGGTAGAGTAAGCGATACTTTGCAAATGTGGAGAGAACAAAACAAGGCTACAAAACTTTTGTCGAGGTACTCTACAACAAACACGCAAGAAAACTTTGCAGAAGCATTTGCCGCTTTGCAACACAACAGAACCAATCCGCCTGTTTTTGTGAAACGATTTAAGATTTTGTTAGACACTATTGCAAGACCTGATACGTGGACGTCTTCGCCTACGTGGGTTTCGGATATGCAAGCTGGTATCGAGCGTGAACAGGCTCTTGAGCAGTTGGCGCGATACAGAAAAGTACTCAACATAAAGTGAGGAAAAAATGCAAGTAGTACCGCCGATTTGCGTTTTTTGTGAGCATTTTGACCAAGACGAAAACGCGGAAAAGTTAACATGCAATGCGTTCCCATTGGGGATTCCTGTTGCGATTTTGCACAGCAATCACGACCATCGGAAACCCTACGATGGAGATAATGGCGTGTTGTTCAAGAAATCTTCTAATGTGTCGGCTCAAGAATTGCAGAATCTTATTGCGTTGCTGGGTTTTGACACATGGCGAACATAGAGATTCGTGGCATTGATGCACTCATGCGCAAGCTGAACAATGCGCAGGATGTGAATAACGTATTGCGTCCGCCGATGCAGCGCTCCGTGTTTCGTCTTCAGCGGGATATGGCACAATATCCACCGGCTCGACCTAATAGCAGTTACATTCGTACCGGCACATACGGCAGGCGCTGGACTACTCAACTAAACGAGAGCGGGCAAGGACTAACGGGTGAAGTGGGCAATAACACCGCCTATGGGCCGTTCGTGGGCAGTCAACAGTTTCAAGCGGCAATACATCGAAATCGTTGGTTGACTGACCAACGTGCTGTAGACAACAACCGACAGCGCATCGTAGACGATTTTGAGCAGGCAATCCAACGTGCATTAGATGAATAGCGACGGGGGTAAAGGCGATGCGTGTGGCAACCAGGGTGTTGAATTATGAAAACGAATATGCTACACTGGACCGTAGCACGCCGATAGAACAAACGAACGTATTACGTGATTATTTGGTAGCACGTCGGCGGGCGATATTACTAGAATCGGCACAAATCGAACGTGCTATTGCGCAGATTGACGCCAAGCAAACGGCAAAGGTGACACGTTGACTATCAGACTGAGTAGCTTATCCGCTGTGATGCTGTTTGCTGTAATCGGCGCTGTGCTGTGGATGTTGCGTCAAGGCGCTGCATCGTCTGTTGTCGTCATCGATGGCGACGATGCGGAGACGGTGGAAGATGAGATTGAGTTCCCGTGGCTAGGTGGATAATCTCCACACGGCGAACGTGGGTATGCTCACCGGATAGACACTAACGCTATCCTAGCCGTGTGGGGTTATCAATAATCGAATAAATGCCCGCTACGGGCTTCAACCGTACCCGGCGACATTAGCTGAGACAAACTCTCTCGGCAATGTCGCCGGTTTTTTATTTACCGGACAAAATTATGCCTTGGGAAATTCGCAGGGAAAACAATCAATACTGTGTCTACAAAG